GCGGATACCGCTCGACCTACAACTCGATCATGGGGCGCATGCGCTTCATGTACGACCGCCTTCCGGATCTCCTAAAGGAATACGCCCCGGTCGAATTCTCGAAGCTCCGGATCAGCTGCGAGCGCACAGGCTCCTACACCGTGGGCGAGGGCGCGACCGGAGAGGCTGGACGATCTGGGACCTGGTGGTGCGCGGACGTCGACGAGGCCGCGTTCCTGGAGGGCGACTCCTGGTTCCGGGCGCTCCGCTCCGCATGTCCGAAGGGGCTTCGGATGCGGAGCACGCCGAACGGGAAGCTCGGCATCTTCCCGCGCATTAAGTTCGAGACCCCGGGCGACTTCGTCTTCACAAGGAAGCACTGGACTCGCCATCCGAACCGCTGGAATGGGGACGAGTACGACGAGGTGACGAAGCGGCCGACATCTGAGTGGTATCGCCGCACGTCGGGTCCCATGACGAAAGACGAGGTCGCGCGCGAGCTCGACATTTCCTACGCGCACTCGGTCGCTGGCCAGGTGTGGCCCGAGTTCGACGAGGACGTGCACGTCGACTGGGACTGGGCGTACGACCCGAGCCTCCCGCTCTACGCGGGCTGGGACTTCGGCGTGGCCGCGGCGACCGCGGTCGTCTTCTTCCAGGTCCACGGCCGGGAGATGTGGATCGTGGGCGACTACGAGGGATGGGAGGGCGACCCTGACGACCATGCGCCGGCGATCTGGGCGAAGGCGCAGGAGATTGGATTCCGGGGCGAGAAGCACGAGATCCGCTGTTACGGCGATCCTGCTGGCAACAACCGAGACCAGGGGAACAAGAACTCGACCGTGATGCGCGCGTACGTCGCGCATGGTTTCAAGTCGTTCTCGAAGGCGCCGCGCCCTCCGCTCAAGGACTCGATCCGTATGGTGCGCCGGAAGTGGCGGCGCGCTGAGATCAAGGTCTACACCCTGTGCTCGCACGTGCGCCGGCGCGTGCCGGATCACCGGTGGCGCACGGACGTGGACGGTCGCGTCGCGGGCGGCGAGGTGCTGGTCGAGAACGAATCGAAACACCTCTGCGATGCGATCCGGTTCGGAGCGCTCGGCGTCTATCCGATCGACGAAGGCTATTCGGCTGACATGAAGACTGCTCCGCTCGGCGCTCCGATCGAGCAGCCTAAGGGTTGGTCGCGGGACGTGCCGGCGTCGCAGCCCGAGTCGTGGCAGCGCGGCATCGTCGGGACCTTCCAGGAATACTGATGCCGACACTCTCCTCCTACGGCCCTGAAGTCGGAGCGACCGGGAACAAGTTCTACAACGGCGTCCTCTACAACAACGAGGACTACAACGCCGATCTCCAGAACCAGGCCGGGATGATCCTCTTCGACAAGATGCGCCGCTCCGACTGCGAGATCTCGGGCGGAGTGGGCCGGCTCGTCTGGCCGCTCGTCTCTGCGGAGTGGGGCGTCGATCCGCCCGACGTTCCAAGGGGCGAGGAGATGGCCGATTTCGTATCGCGTGTGCTCCTGAAGCGCGAGGTCTATGGCCGCGGCCTAGTCGACACCTCGAGCGATTTCATCCGTCAGGCGGCGAACCTGATGCTGACGCACGGCGTCATGGGATTCGAGAAGGTCTGGGCCGTCGACGAGAACGGCGACCAGGTCTACTACAAGATCGCTCCCCGACTTCCGAAGAGCTACCACTCGTTCGAGTTCAAAGGGCAGCGCGGAGAATTCAGCGCGCTCGTCCAGTACGCGTGGGACCCGAGGACCGGGCGCTTCGAGCGGAAGGAGGTCGAGGCCGAGAAGCTCGCGCTCTTCGTCTTTGGTCGCGAGGGCGACAACTACTGGGGCCTCTCGATCCTCCGCTCTGCCTATCCCAACTGGGACATGAAGCGGAAGATCCTCTGGATCGACGCGGGAAGCCTTGAGCGGTTCGGTATGGGCACGCTCGAGATGCACGCTCTGGAAGACGCGACGAGCGACGAGAAGAACCAGGCCGAGCAGGTGGCGCGCGAATACCGCTCAGGCGAGCGCCAGTATCTCTACACATCGCACAAGTTCGAGGCCAAGTTCCACCATCCGCCCTCGGGCGAATCGCATGCGATCGAGTCGGCGAAGTACCACGACCAGCAGATCGAGCGTGCGATGCTGGTCGAGTTCATGGCGACCGGAACGGCGCAGACCGGATCCCGCGCGGTCGTATCCACGAAGCTCGACCTCCTCCTCCTCGCACTCCAGGGCACTGCAAAGATCATCGAGGACGGGACCACGTCGCAGCTCATCGTCGACCTGATCGACCGGAAGTACGGCGTCCAGGACGACTACCCGAAGTTCCGCTGCCAGAACCTCGCGAAGATGAAGGGCAAGGAGCTCACGGACATGCTCACGCCCCTGAAGACCGCGGGGCTCGTGAAGTATGACCGCCGCCTCGAGGACTTCCTCCGGAAGATCAACGACCTGCCCGACGTGGACGAGAGCACGCGGGAAGAGGGTCTGCCGGAGCAGATCCAGGGGAACGGCACGGAGCCCGGGAAGGTTCTTCCGATCACTCCGCAGGGCGCGAAGCCGGACGTGAAGCCTGGCGACCAGCCGAAGCCGGCCGCAGCGCGCGCTCTCTCCGCGAAGCCTGCGCCAACGTTCTCCAGGCCCCTGTTCGAGCACGAGCGTTTCGCGGCGTTCTCCGAGATCGGCTCCTACCTCGAGAACGAGCCCGATCGGATCTGGCACCGCGTGGTCGCGCCTTACCGGGAACGCATGATTGCGAAGATGGCTCGTCGTGCGGCCAAGGCGTCGGACGACCAGCTCGCGAAGGGAGATATCCGGGGGCCGGTCGGACCGAACGGGATGGAGGCGCGGCTCACGCGCGACCTCGAGAAGGCGATTGGGCGGGTCTATCTGAAGGGCCGGACCTCGGTGCTCGAAGAGAAGGCGAGGCAACATGCGGGGCTCGCCGCCATGGCGGACCGCGAGGACGACACCGAGGACGTCGAGCCGACCAACGATCAATTCGACTGGATCGGTACGCTCGTCACTTCGTTCGTCTCCGGAATGGTGCTCGCCCTAGTCCAGCAGGCGAAAGACTCGGGCATGGTCGCGCGGAACGCGGACCGCACCGAATCGCAGCAAGTCCAGGACGTCACCTCAGCACTCCAGGACCTATCCATCCCCAGCCTTCAGGCCGACCTCGCCGGAATGATCGGCACGCAATTCAACAACGGCCGAAACGAGCAGGCGCTCGCACTTCAGGACGAGATCGAGACCGCCTTCTACAGCGCGGTGCTCGATTCGAATACGTGCGGGCCGTGCTTCGCGTTGGACGGCGAAGAACACGAGGTCGGCGATTCCGAATTCTCCACTCCGAACCCTGACTGCGATGGTGGCGACCGCTGCCGCTGCATCACGGTCTACGTCTTCCGCGAGGTGGCGGCATGAGTCGGAAACGAGAGCGTCTGCCGAAGCCGACCGACATCGTTCCGGTCAATGTGACCTACATGATCGGCGCGCACCGGATCTCGCTCACGAAGGCCCACTCGGTCACCGCGATGGCCGCGTTCGATTGCCACGCGCTCTCCGAAGTCGCGTTCCATGAAGCGCGCGACTATGTGCGGAAGGTCTGTCAGCGATGAGTTGGTTCTTTGGTGGGTTCGTCGGTTTCTTGCTCGGCCTGTTTGCCGCGTGCGCGATCCATGAGCTTCTGGAGCCGGCACCGCGCCGCGATTCGCGCGGGCGGTTTGCACGAGTTCGAAAGGGGAGGTGAGGGATGCCGATCGCGAGTCCATGGATCCCGGTCGAGAAGACTGGAAGCGGAACGGTCAAGGCGACGCCCGGCGTGGTGGGAGCCATCACGGTGGTCAGCACGGGCGCCGGCGGTGGCACGGTGTCGATCACAGACGGCGCTTCAACCGTGGTTTGGATCATCGGTGCGGCGGGAGCTGCGAACGATTCCAACTCGGTCACCTTCGGACCGGACGGCATGAAGTGCGACGCGGACATTCGCGTGGTCATCGCGGGAAGCGCGAAGGCCTACGTGGCCTATCGCTAAGAGGGGGTGAGAACGGTGCCGTACAACACGCTCGATTCGCTTCCGGCCTTCGTGAAGAAGCGCGGGAAGAAAGAGCAGGAGAAGTGGATGAACGTCTGGAACACCACGTTCCGGGACACGGGCTCCGAGACCGAGGCCTACAAGCGCGCGAACGGCTCGCTCTCCCTTTCGGTGCGCTGGGCCGACCTGAAGGAGCTCGGGGAGCGCGAGAAGCGATTCCCGGCCTGCGCGTTCTTTATCTCGAGCGTCTTTCCGGACTGGGACGCGAGCGGCGTCTATCGCGTCCAGGTGATGCGCACCGGGCTCTGGCGCGAGCATCCGGAGTACGGCGACATCCTGATCACGAAGGACGACCTGGTCGACGCCGTGAAGAACTTCCGGAACTG